AGGGAAAAGTAAACGCTGTAAGTGTGAATGGAGGAACCTCCTCATTTATTAATATTAAACAAGGAAGCTAGTTTTTTCTGATAAAGTTGTATATTATCTTTAAAAATTGTGTATACTCTCAAACATGAATTTAAAAATATCTGTAACTTTAGGAACCCTACTATTAACCTCACTTGTTTCTTTTAAACTTTATTATGATAGTGCTGAAGCACAGAAAGCTGTTTTGACAGCCCAGCTACAGTTAGCAATGGACAACCAAGTTTTGTTAGAAAACTCAATAAAAAAGCAGAATGAAGAAATAGAAAATTATTTAGAGAACGAAAAAGAAAGTAAACTAAAAATATCAGAGCTTACTTTGGCAAATAGTGCCGCGCAAGTTCAAGTAAATAACTTAAAACAAAAGTTTGCAAAACACGATTTAAACGTTTTATCTATGGCTAAACCCGGACTAATAGAGCGTATAGTAAACAGGGCGACAGCTAGAGTGGGAAAAGATTTAGAAGAACTTACTGATCCAGACCAATTTAATGAAGACACTGAGACTACTGATACTGACAGCACTTCTTAGCGGTTGCACCGCACTTGATGCTCGTTTTACTAAACCGGACGTAAAACCGATTGAAATTGTTACTGTAGAAAAACCCGCTCCTATGTATCACCCACCTTTACCTAATCAAATTACAGCTATGCCGGTCGAGTGGACCGTTTTAACGCCAGCAACAATGCAAGAATATCTAAACGATTTGGAAAATCAAGAGGCCCCAGCACAAGCCTACTACGGTTTAACAAATAAAGGTTATGAAAATTTGTCTAATAATATTGCAGAAGTTAAACGATATATAAGACAACTTTTATCTATAAATGAATATTACCGAAGTTTAGATAAACAAGAAGATTAATTATAAATTAGGAGTTTAATATGAGTATTTTAAGTTGGTTTAAATCACTTTTTAAAGTTACCGAACAAGAAAAAGTTCGTGCAAAAGATTGTAAAGGACGTTTTGTAGCAGATGATCCTAGCACACCAGATGTAAACGAAGCATGGACTACCAAGAAAAAGGCAAAGAAAAAGCCCGCCGCTAAAAAGAAAAAGGCAAAAAAATGAAGACTTCGGACGAAGGTATTTCTTTAATAAAAAAGTTTGAAGGGTGTCGTTTAGAGCCGTATTTTTGCAGCGGAAATGTTTTAACGATTGGTTATGGCCACACAAAAGATGTGATAGAAAATATGAGTATAACCGAAGACACAGCAGAGGCATTATTAAAAGAAGATTTAAAAGATTTTGAAGAACAAGTAAGTAATTTAGTTAAGGTAGAGTTAAATCAAAATCAATTTGATGCCCTGATTGCATGGACGTTTAACTTAGGTAGCGGCAACTTATCTTCTTCTACTTTATTAAAAAAATTAAATAATTCAGAGTATGATGAAGTTCCTGAACAAATTAAAAGATGGAACAAAGCAGGTGGTAAGGTACTTGAGGGATTAATCAGACGTAGAGAAGCGGAAGCTCTTTTGTTTGAAGGTAAAGATTGGAAACAAGTTTAATCTACTGTAAGATTAGGACCGAAGTATGGACGAAATAGATGTTGTTCAATTTACTTTAAAAGTTATTAGAGAAAGACGAACTCAAATAAGAGAACTCTTGGAAAATAACGGAATAAAGAATATGGAGCAGTATCGTGAACTTATGGGAGAGTTGAATGGTTTAGATTTAATACGCCAGGAGCTCTCAAATATGCTAGAACAACAGGAGAAGCTAGATGGCTGAAGCTGCAGTAAAGAAAAAAGACGATAAAAAAGATTTATTAAAATCTCTTTATGTCGAAGCAAAAGAAAAAACGTTAGATCCTTCCTTAATAGACGAACCCGTATTAGAAAGACTCCCGGCCCCTACTGGGTGGCGTATGCTAATACTTCCTTATCGACCGCCAAAAGCTACAAAAGGCGGAATACTATTAGCTGATAACACTTTAGACGAAACTCAGATACAAACAGTAGCTGGATATGTTTTAAAAATGGGTCCTTTAGCTTATAAAGATAAAGAAAAATTTCCTACAGGGCCGTGGTGCGAAGAAAAACAATGGGTTGTTTTTGCTCGTTACGCTGGTTCAAGATTTAAAATAGAAGGCGGAGAAGTTCGTATTCTTAATGACGACGAAGTTCTAGCCACAATTAAAAACCCCGAAGATATATTACACAACTAAAAAGGAACTGATCTATGTCTGCTACAGAAATGCAAGAAACAGAAGTAGAACAAACAGAAATTCCTTTAGAAACTTCTGAAGAATCCGTAGAGGTTGAGTTAAAAGACAACTCTATTGAGATTGAAGAAACTAAAGAGGAAACTAAAGAGACTGCTTCTGAGCAAGAACAAGAACAGTATGGAAAAGCTGTTCAAAAAAGGATAAATAAATTAACGAGGCGTGTAAAAGATACTGAGCGAGAACGAGAAGAAGCTGTACGTTACGCACAAAGTATGAAAGAAGAAGCCGATAAAGTTAGAGCTAGGTTACAAACGTTAGATCAAAACTACATTTCAGAATATGGTAGTCGTATTTCTGCAGAGCAAGCTCAAGCAGAAGCTGCATTAAAAAATGCAGTTGAAACAGGAGACTCTCAGGCAACAGTAGAAGCACAGCGTAAATTAACACAATTAGCGGTTGCAGAAGATAGATACAACCAAGCTAAAGCTCAACAAGAACAACAACAGAAAGCAGCCAGCGAAGCTTTAACTCAAGCACCGCAACAGCCAGAACAACCAAGACAACCCGATCCAAAGGCAGAAGCTTGGGCTTCTAAAAACGATTGGTTTGGTAGTGATTACACTATGACGTTTGCTGCTTTTGGTATACATAAAAAATTAGTTGAAGAAGAAGGATTTGATCCTAAGTCTGATTCATATTATGATGAATTAGATAGTCGAATAAAAAATGAGTTCGCTCATAAGTTTAAAGACAATAACGAAACCAGTAACAAAACCGCCCAAACAGTTGCAGGAGTTTCGCGAGGAAGTAAAAAAACTGGGCGCAACAAGGTAAAACTCACACCAAGCCAAGTAGCTATTGCAAAAAAATTAGGTGTGCCACTAGAAGAATACGCCAAACACGTAAAAGGATAGGTGAAATATGACTGAAAATACTAAAGAATTAAATAGTTCTACAGAAGGTTCAAAAGCAATTCCACGATCCTCCCGTGCAAAAGAAACTAGGAGTGCTACGACAAGGCGTAAGCCGTGGCGTCCACCGTCAATGCTAGATGCACCACCTGCACCAGATGGGTATAAACACCGTTGGATCCGAGCAGAAGTTAGAGGACACGAAGATAAGTCTAATATTTCATCAAAGATTCGAGAAGGTTACGAGCTTGTTCGTCAAGACGAATACCCAGATTTTGAAGCTCCCGTAGTGGAGTCAGGTAAATATGAAGGTGTCTTTGGAGTCGGCGGGCTACTTCTTGCTAGATTACCGTTGGAAACAGTAGATGAAAGAAACGAATACTTTAGACAAAGACATTCGGATCAACTTGAAGCAGTAGACCACGATATGATGCGAGAAAATGCACACTCTACTATGGCGATCACTAAACCAGATCGTCAATCGAGAGTAACTTTTGGTGGCCCACGCAAAAAAACGTAGGCCGTAACTTTAATTAACTAGAGGACAATAAAATGGCAAATCAAGAAACTGCCTATGGTCTTCGCCCTGTTGGACTTGTTGGGGGTGCTACTAATTCTACCGGTGTAACTGAGTATGAAATTGCTTCCGACAACACAAATGCTATATATCAATACGCTATCGTAGTTCCTTTGGCTGCTGGCGTTATTGACCAAGCTGGTGCTACAAGTGGTGGCACTACACAAGCTTTGGGTGTTCTGACAGGCGTTATGTACCATGACTCCGTTAAGAAAAAGCCAGTTTTTCTAAATCACTGGCCGGGTTCTAACAACGTCAGCGTTGATACAAACCACCCTGTAAAGGCGCTTGTAGCTGATAACCCAAATCAACTATTCCAAGTCGCGTCTGATGCTTCACTTACAGATAGAGCTACTGCTCTAGCTGGCGTGTTTGCAAACGCTTCACTTGGCACTTCTGCCCGTACCGGTTCTGATGATA